GGAAAGAACTGCTCGATCATTTGAATCATCTCAGTATCTCCATAGCCTTGCATAAGGCTTTCTGCTAATTCTGGAGCAATGCTTGTTACTTGATCCATAGTTAGCTTTTGTAAGAAGCGTCTATCTTCTCTTTGCCAGCCAACGTATGTAATTAACACGCCTCTTTCTAGTAAATAGTTAGCACCTAGCTCCATTTCTCTTTGAAAGCGTGGTATGTAGCCAGATTTAACCATCCATTTTAAAAAATTAGAAGCAACTTTAGCTCTGGCTATATCATCTATTGCTACTGGAAATGCACGAATGTTTGCACGCATCAGTGAAGCCATAAATAAAGAAACTAGTCTAGTTATACGCTCATCGATAACATGACTCTCCATGTCAGAAGCACCCTCCCAAGGAAAAGCATCTGCTCCATGCTTACGCAAGTCTCGTGACTTACCAACCCAAAAGTTACGTCGATCGTCATAGCTGGTTCTACAAAGGTCAAAGAACCCACTTAACTCAGCTGTTGTTCGTTCGTAGGCTATCTGTAAAGAGCTAACGCTTGGCTCTTTCCCTACATATGTAAGTTCTTCAGAATAAGTTTCGTTTTCCATTATATATAAACAATTTTATCATACCTATCAAGGCTACAAAGATGTTGCTATAGAACTTAATTCTATAAAGGCTTTTATTACATTTAAAATTAAATCAATCACGATGATTTCGGTTTTATCATTTTGTAAACTGGATTATTTCTTTCATCTCCAGCTTCTACATATATATATTTCATTAATAAATTTTTTTGTAGATTCTTTTTAAGAATTCTAACAGGTACGTTTTTGCCAATCTCTTTGATGTTAACCATTACAAATAACGGATTAGGGCAAAGTCTAGTTACTCTACCCCTATATACGACTGGTATCTTTACCACATCATCAAATATTACTTGACCATCTTCATTTATCCAAAGGTTATTACCTCTGCCAGTAACCATTCCCTCATCTAAATATTTATAAATTATATCTTTGGCTTCTAACATGGAAATGCCAAAATCTTCTGCTATTTGTTTTAATCTTACTTTCATTAGTATCCTCCTACTCCTCTTTTAGTTACTCCTAGGTCTTGTTTTGTAAAATGGTCAGGACCTGCACCATCGTTCGCCATTCTAAAATAACGAATTAAATCAAAGAAATCTTTTAAAGCCTCATCTGCTTTACCACTTGAATTATAATTAATTAAACTATCTATTAAGTTACCGCACTCCTTACTAATATAACATCTAGGTCTATTAGCTGCGTCTATTTTAGCGTTTTCATTGTAATCAAACCATTCATCTAAGGCAACAATGCCTTCTTGTTCCATTTTACCGCTACTGGGTATAAAATCAAAACCATGATCAGAGAACGAATGAAATAGGTCTATATTGTTTTCATTTTCTCTAGCAAAGTAACGAGAATCTCCTATTCTTTCGTGTACCTCTATACCTAAATCGTCTTCTATTTCTTTAAACAATTCACAATATCCACGCACATCGTACCCTATTTTCTTTGCAGCAGGACCATATTTCCATTTCGGATCTCCGAATATAGCCCATTCTCCATATGCATCTCTGTCAGGGAACTCTTTTGCTATGTACACATCCCCCTCTTTGTTTACGCCTGCCCAGATTGATACAAAGTTTCTAGCTCCAGCAGGGTCAACTATTTGATAAACAGTAAAATTATGGCTGTTAGTAATGTCAGGGAACTTCATACCATAACTATTAGGTTCATTTGACAGTACATTAACTGTAGCGCTAAATTTAGGTAATAACGCAGTTATGCTTTTTACCGGGAAGCCATAAGCACGGACAAGAATTTGATCTTCTGGTCTACCTCTTAAATCTTTTTTGATACGCTCGTAACCGCCAAATGGGTTTTCATCGGAATGAAGGTATATTATGCCTGCGTCTCTATTTGGACTGTACTGTTTTACTGGCAGGCTACGATTGTTTAACAACTTAGCTTCTCTTGTTTCTAATGTTTCTGCACCCTTTGCATAATCTCCAATAAATGGCGTATAGCCATCAATGGGAGTAAATCCAATAAGCATAGAGCTATTTCTAGTAGCTAGACGGAATCGTAATGTATCTACTAGCGATGCGTCTCCTAAATACTCATCTAGCCAAGCTCCTATGTTAAACCCAGATGCATCTTGAAAACCAAACTCAAAACCTTCTAATATACTTTGATTGTTACTGAACTGCGTATATGTCTTAAAATCTACTCTAGTCTTAGTGTCAGGAAATATAAACGACTTAGCTGTAAATCCATTTTGCATACTAAAGTTTATATATCCTTCTATACCTTTAGTTTTCTTTTTAAACTCTTTAGGCATCATTTCCCATATTGCAGCTTGTTGTACTTTGATAGATGTATCTTCGTTTTGACTAAAGCAAACAATGTGTCCGTTGTTACTTTCTGTGACTGCCTGCATCACAATCTTAGCACAACCAGTAGTTTTGCCAGATCTATTACCGCCCAGAGACAGCACCTCATTGTAATTAGATAAGCCCCACTTTATTCTATTCCATCCCTCTAAGTCAAAGCCATGACGCAAAGGGTCATTATTAGAAGCTAAGATGGCTTCTTCGTGAGTTTTATGCCACTTAAGTAGCTCCTTTATACCTTCATCCGTTTCAGTAAGCTCTACTACTTCTTCATCGGTAGGGCATTTTAGAATTGGGTGCTTTGTGAACTCAATCATTGATTATATTGCCAACCCTAGCGTAACCAGCTATATCTACCCAGTTATCTCTCTTGTTAGCGTTCATCTGCCTAGTAATTTTAAGAGCTATCATAGCTAAAGCTACTTGATTAGGCGTTACCTCGTTCTCAAATATAATTGACCACATCTTGGCGACTCTATCAAACTCTATAGTACAGTCGCCATAGTCTTTGTTTCTAGCACCCTTTGTTAAAGATAGTGCTTCTTCTAGTATATCCTCTGTATTCATTTATTGGGATTAGGAACTGGTGCTTCTTGCTCCCAACCTCCGTCATCATCATCATCAAGCTCTACTGTGATTTCTAGCGACTCAGAGTCTTCTTCTATGCCTGCTCTTGCTCTTTCTAGCAGCATAAGTGCTACCATCCAATTATTGTAATCCCATATAAGGTTACCATCTGCATCTATTGCCACTAGAGCAAAATTGTCATAATGCTCTGCTATTTGATTTTTTATATACTTTAACGCTTCACTACTCATCTTCTATAATCTCCACTTGTTTAATTCTTGATAATGCCTGTTCCCTTAAAGCTTTGACATCCTCTATAGTAGCTACTTTTCTCTCCTCAGTTATAACAGTAGCGTCACCTCTGGACGTAGATGCCTCTCTATGTGCGTTAGTTAAGGCTATAGATAGGTCTTTTAGATCCCGGAAAGAAGCTTCTATGTCTCCATCCTCTAGTCTTTTGCGCAGGCTGGTAACTAAATCTTCCGTTAGGGAACTAAGATTGATATAATTCCTACCAGATAACTTACCTCCCAGCTCTCTAAACTTGCCTTTATGGTCTGCGTAATCAACTAATGTGTTTATTACAGTCTCTCTATCTACGCCATGTTTCTTAACAATGGCAGTTTGTGATACTCCTGTGCTATAAAGATATAGAATCTTAGCTACTTTGTCTGGATCGTACCTACTTAAACTCTTTATTTGTTGCGCTTCTTTCTGATATGCAACATCTTGTATAGCAGATTGTATTTCTGACACAAGTTTTTCTTTTTCTGGGTTGCTTTCTAAGCCATTTTCCACTATGGGAAAACCTATACCAATTAATATATTAGTCAAATTATAATATAACTTAAGTTCTGGTATGTTCCAATAAGGGAATATGGGTAAAAATAAGGGGTTAAAACGTCTATCGAGGATCAATTTTTTTTCAGATGGGTTAATATATAAATGCATTAATAAATAAAAAAAAACCGGGACCCCCTCCCCCCCTATATATAGCATGCTATAGCACGTTATTTGTGTCAAAATATCGCTGGCTAGCTGGTAGCATCTGGCATGCTATTTTTATATGCTGGATTTATGCTGGAGAGATTTAAGGAGGCTTAGAAAAATTACAGCACATGTAGCAGGCTTGCACTTATCGTACTAAAATAATCCTCTGGCTGATTCGATGGATTCTCCCTGCATCTCCATGCATCTCCCTGCATCTTAAGAGAGTGGATTAAGGTAGGATTAAGACCATATCTGCTCATTACCTGCCTAAAAGTAGGAGTTAACTCGCTCAGAAGAGCACAGAAGCATGCTAGCTCTCCCATCCTTCAGGGCATTGCATTCTGCAGCCATTAGGGTAAATACATAAAACACTAATTATCAACAACTTATGCAATCGTTCTCAAAAGGGGGTCTAGCTGCGCTACATGGTTTACGCTCCATTTAGACCTAAGATCATCTGGTTAGAGCATAAAAAAGACCTGCCAGAGCTACCCTAGCAGGTCTCAGTTAAGAGCAGAGCTGTATAAAGCTCTCTAATGCTCTTTAGAATGCCTTTAAGCTTAGCATCTAACCTTTCTATCCATTGCATAGCTTAACATCTTCCTAGCTAATTGTGCGCACGTTTCTGTTATGAATGATCTAGCAAAGTGCTCATTCATTTTCCTCCTTATCTTGGAAGTAGTAGCAACTCCAGAAGACGTACAGCAACCTACTAGATCCACTCCCTGCCTTCTCCAGAATTTAGGATCTACAGCAGTGTCACATATGCACGCATCTGTTACAATAAAAGCAACGTCTGACTGTACCAGATCACGCTTAGTAGTTTCCAGAGCTTGGCTAATACATTCGCACGAACCATCTGGTTCTAGCCTACAGATTGCTTCTGGAGATATGCTACTAATCTCAGTGCATTTATGTCTTCCTGCTCCATCTCCTTTGGTAAGGTACATCTTAAGGTTAATGTGATTAAGATCCCTAAGAATAGCGAAGCATGCTACAAGCTCAGAGAGACCATCGCTCCACCGATCGCACATGCTTCCAGACATATCTATAAGCATGTACACGTTGCGTTTCCCATTAGCAGGTACAGATTGTCTAAAGCAGTCAGCATAACCTGCTATAGCTCTTCTGATATATAAACTACCCTTCCTTCCGATTTCATCTGGTAGGAATGTAGCACGCCTTATAATAGGAAGCATATAAGTGGATAGCCTCTTAGCATTCGGTACACTGTCTGCAGGAATGCAGTGCTTTGGTAAGGTCTTAAAATCCTCCACAGTCTCTTCTGTAGATGCTTTGACCTTCTCTCCTACTTTAGAGGAGCTTCCTGCCTCTTCGGATGCCTCTTCTGATCCTGCTAAGCCTCCAGAGGGATCTCCTATCATGCCCTCTGGAGTATCTACACCGAATAAGTCTTTCCAGAGCATTAGAAGTCTTAACATGCCTTCGTTATCTCCATCTGCTAAGCGTATAATATTGTAGTAGAATTTAATGCATACTACCTGCTTCAATTGATTAAACTGCTTCCTAGTAGCTACACATTTTACCTGCTTCTCTTTAGGAAAAAAGCGCTGTAATTTAAGCGTCTTAGCTCTCTCTACTCTGCTACCTGCTTCGCACATCTTAAGATGTAATAAGCAATCTGCAGGAGTGCTAAATACAGATCTGGAGCTTATGTATTTAAACCAATAAAACAAACCCATGTATTTATAATCCTGTACAAGCTTGTACTCTATTCTACAATCCTCGAAGAGATTAAACAGAGAGAAGGGGATGCCTTCTTTTTTAAGCTCATGTATAAAGCTCTTATCTCTGGTGGTGTACATAGCATGTCCTACTTCATGCCTTAAGACCTGCTTAAGACCTGCAGTGAATAGCTTATCATTCACTGCTCCAGAAGCCTTAAAACATAAGTCTAAAAGCTCGCTTAATTGGGTGTAAAAGATAATCCTATTAATGGTCTTATCGAAGTAATAGCACGCTGTACCTTTACCCTCTTTAATCCTTACAGAGAATCTCTCTTTAAGCACAAGAGATGCATGGTACAGAATGCCTCCTTTACGATGCAGTGTGCATTTCATGCTAGCAGACCTGCATGCAGATCTTAAGCAGTCTCTAAATATGTATTTTAAACTTCTCATGTTAAACTCCTGCTGTGACGTTATTAGTGAACTCTTCGCATATTTTAGCATGCGATGCGATGGAGTCTGGGACATAATCCCCTGTGTCCATGTCCCATAAGCACGAATGAGAAGGAGTAAGAGATGCTATCTCCTGCGCAATCCCTCTAACGTCTCTGGAGACTCTAAGAGCGTCTTCTAGATTGCGAAAATCCCAAGCTACAAAGATCGCCCCAGACTTCTGGAGATCTCTGGTCTTAGACATAGCTTTAGCGAATGCCTTGCAGAATGTCTTCAAGCCTTTAGGATCTACTTTGTAGGATTCCATAATAGCATTACAGATCTGCTCTGCTATAGCTTCTGAAAACTCGATTCTGTATTTTCTAAACCTACTCCAGAATGCTCCTATTGGTTGCTCTGCTGTAAGATTTGCTCCACAAATAATATGCAGGTTCTCTGTAGGGCATTCTATAACTTCAAGGTTTCCCTTTTCTGTCTTCTTAGTGGTAAGGCTGTACACTGTACCAGAAGACTTCTTTACTCCCTGTAGGAAGGTAAGAAGGAATGCTTGCGTGTTTTCGCTCCATCTTAGCACTTCATCTAAGAAGAGTAACACTGTCTTACCAGAGGAAGCTTCTCTGACTGCTTGTGCTAGCTTACCATCTGGAGTAACGAAGCCTCCCTTCTCGCTATCTGGAGAAGGAGAGCCTTCTAGTCTATCTATTTCATCAATAGCTCTGCTACAGCCATGTTCTAAGAAGAGATCATAGGTCTGACCTACTTCCCTTACTGCATGTGACTTGCCAAAGCTAGGAGGAGATAAAAGCATTAGCTTAGTATCATTAGCTTCTCCTGCTTTGTAGAAGCGCAAGCACTCTGTAACAATAGCATTTTTACCTGCTTTAGCTTTAGCATGTACTGCTACTCTCTTTAATGTCTTAGGAGTAGCCAGAGCATCTTCTAGTAGCTCTTCCATCTTATCGACTTTATTAGCTACTGTAGACACTGCTTTATTAATCTCCTTTTTAACTTCCTCCATATCTACAGATGCAGGTTGCTCCTCTTCACTTGCTATTACTTCAGCTAGCTCCTTCATAAGAGCTTCCTTTCTACTTAGATGGCTACTTACTGCTTCCGATGTAGTGCGCTCTGCTACATATGGTTCTCCCATAGCACTTGCACTAATAGCATCTAAACACTGCTTTTTATTTAGCATCGCTGTATTACTAGCAGACATGCCATGAAGTTTGCCTTCTTTAATAAGAGTGCGAACAGTAGCGCGCAACTCTGGTACATTTAATGTATTATAATCTTCCATATTGTTTTTATTAATTTGAGTTAATCTACGCTTTTAAGAATGAGCGTAGATCTTCCATAAATATTAATGCATGCTATATTGCAACCATATAATGCAAGCCTGCTACAATCTACCCTGCATGCCCTGCACTGCTTTTTTCTGCCTTGATTTTACAGCATGCTATTTTTCAAAAAATCCCAGAAATTTTCTGCAGCCCTGCACAACCGGGAGGATGCTATATGTATATATTAACGAAATAGCACGATAAACAGGCGGTCGAACCGGGTTCTGGCGGTGCAGCCGGGCGTTGTCTACCGGGGTGATCCTGACATATTTGTAAATAGCACGCAAAAAACAGGCAGTTTGTCAGGGTCTACCGGGCAAAACCTACGGCTTACCGGGCAAAACCTGCGGTTTACCGGGGGTTTTTGTTGACATATATGTAAATAGCACACAAAAAAAACCTGTGCAGCAGCAAAAAAAATTTTACTTTGACCCAGTCATAGCAAGTAAACATGGGCTAAGAGAGGCGGTTTTATACGAATACATCAGGTACTGGTGCGAAAGAAACAGTGTTACCGGGCGAAACAAGCGTGACGGATATTACTGGACGTATGGCTCATCGAACGAACTTGCAAAGACAATGTCTTTTTTAAGTCCAAAGCAGATTTGGCTTGGCATTAAGTCATTGGAGAGGCAGAATCTTATTGAGATTGGGCGGTTCAACCGAAAGAAATATGACAGGACAGCATGGTACAGAATCAAATAAGCCTTTTCCCATTTGGGAACACCAATACCAATTAATATATTTAACCCATTATTATAAGTCTTAAATTTAATATTAACTAAATATAATACAATGCACATATACGACTACTCAGATAAAGAAAAACCTGTACTATCAAAAATAGAGACAGTTACTAAAATTAAAGAAATGCCTTGGATGTATCCAAGTGTTACTACGATACTTAATATTCTTCCAAATCATTTTATAGATGTTTGGAAAGTTAAGACGGCAATCGAACTCAAAGGTAAAAATCCAGATTATACTTATGAGCAAATAACACAACACATGTGGGGCTTACCTATATCGCCTGCTACTGGAGAAAAAATAGCATCATCTGAATTTGGAACTGCGGCACATGACCGGGTAGAAAAATTAGTTAATGCTATGATAAATAGCAAAAGCGTAGATCAAGATCCATATGACGATTTTGCTTTACCTGTAATGGAATATTTTGATCAACAAGACATAATTCCAGTAGAGGCAGAGAAACTTATAGCTTGTCATAATTTAAAAATAGCAGGTCGTTTAGATTTAATTGCTAAAAAAGAGGGCAAGTTATGTTTGTTTGATTATAAATTTAGAGATTGTTCAGAAAAAGAAAAAGGTAAATTCTATGATAAGGATTGTTACCAACTGGCAATTGAATCATTTATGTTAAAAAATGAAAAGAAATTAGACTACCTGCCAGACATATATAGCATATGTATTTGTAACTCAATGGGTAAGGTATATACAAAAAAATGGTCTACGATGATGCTTGACAGGGGTATTTTTAAGGCTCATGCTGCAAGAGACTTTTACTTCAAGGACAACTTGTTAATTAACCATATATAATAATCAAATTATGAAAAACAATATGACATATAAAGACGTAGAGGATATCATGCAGGCAGTTTCGTTTGCATTAGTTAGAGCAAGAGATAATCGTAAGAACTCTCTTTGGGGAATAGAATCAGATAAATGGGAAGAACATTTATTAAACCTTGCTAGATTAAAACTAGATATAAAATTAGAAGCAGGAGAAGATTAATGTGGATACTTCCAAAACAATTACACATCTCAGCTTATGTAGCGGATACGAAGGCATTGGGCTTGGACTCAGAAAAGTTTTGCCGACTCTGCGAGAAATCGCTTGTTGTGAAATCGAACTTTACCAAATTTGCAACTTGGTTAAAAAGATGGAAGAGCATCTGTTACATGAAGCCCCTATCTATACGGACGTTAAAACCTTCCCATACAAAAAGTTTCTTGGAAAGGTGGACATCATGTCCTTTGGTTTTCCGTGCCAACCATTCTCTGTTGCAGGAAATCGTCAAGGAACTGAAGATCCAAGACACCTATTCCCACATATCGCAAAAGGAATTAAGCAATGCAAGCCAAGAATTATATTCGCAGAAAATGTTCCGGGCATTATTACCTCCAAAACAAGAGAAGGAGAATCTGTTCTCAAATATGTCTTGCGAACAATGGAAAGCATGGGTTACCGAACAACGGCAGGAATATTCTCAGCGAGTGAAGTTGGCGCACCACACCAGAGAAAACGAGTCTTCATCCTTGGCATGGATATCGCCTACAACGATAGACATAGAAAGGACAGAGGAGGGAATAAAAAAGAGGATAGCATACAGAAAGAGCATAGGCAGGAAATACATAGAGGGATGCTTAACAGAACAAGTGAAGAATTGGGCTACTCCAAGCACAATGGACATGTTGCCATTAAGAAGTCGAGAGGCGTTGATAAAACAAGCAACCACAAGTCGGAAGGGCAGAAAAACCCCATCGAACTTGAGGGAACAAGTGGACGAGGAGTCAGTACAGATATACAAGGATGTAATGAATTACCCAACTCCGAGGACATCGGACGCAGAAGGCGGTCGGATCGAGACAGAGATGACGAAGAAAGGGTTTCGGAGCAAGCGTTACAAAAGCAACCAATTCTTTGGAGCAAAACTCAGAGATGCGGTAGAATCATGCAATACCCAGCTAGACCAAATGAACCACAGCACGATTGGGAAGAGCCAAGAGTCGTGGGCGACACCGAGGGCAAACAAAGTACACCCAAAGATTACCGAGGAAAATCGAGATCGTTTGGCGAATCGGAACAAATCGAATCTGGAGGAGGAGATAGCAGGTCATTGCGGAAAAGCAACTGGAAGATTGAATCCAGATTGGGTCGAGCAACTAATGGGTCTGCCCATAGGCTGGACAGACTTAGGTCATTGGGGAATGGAATAGTACCAGATTGTGCTGCAAAAGCTTTTGTAACTTTAATTAACAGACTTATATAAACGCATATAAAATTACATATAAAAGATTTGATATGCCAAATAATTATGTTGGCAAAACACAAAAATGGGCGCATAACGAAAAAGATGCTGTAATGCTATTGCTTAAAAAAAAACCAGATAGAGATGGTATATGTATTTTTAAACGTGGCGGTGCAGGTAAAATATTAACAGTAGAACAATTATGAAAAGTGAATATGTAAAAAAGTTAGAAGAAAACTGCCAATGCTTAATAGCAGAAGTGCAAATAGCAGAGAGAGAAAATCTCTTATTAAAATCTAAATTAACAAATTTATCATATATTCTTGATAAAAAGTTGCCAGACTTACTTAAATCAATTAAAAAAATAACTGCACTAAAAAATGAAAGAGATAGTTAGAATTATATCTTTGTTAGTTTTTGTGTGTATACAGATTATCTGGATACCTATTGGTATATTTGGTTTTATATGTATAGTGGTAGGTAAATTTATAGAGGAAAGTCATTTACAGTTGTGTAATTTGATTGAGTACATAGTATACAAACTTAACTTAAAAAAATAAATGTACTTAAAACACAGTGAAATAGCACAGTTTAGGGAAGACTTTACTCCACCGCAATGTCCGGTGTTGTTAAGAAATAGCACGGATTGGTGCTTAGATCACGATCACCAGACTGGATTAGTTCGTGGCGTTTTATCAAGAGAGGGTAATGCTATGCTAGGAAAGATTGAAAATTTTTTCTTAGGTATGTGCAAAGGTACAAAAGAAGATTTGCCAATAGTCCTGCGTGCTATGGCTGATTATTTAGAGTTCCCTGCAATGGATGTGCTACACCCGGTAGGTCTTACGCAGTTATGTAAAAGATTTGCCAGAGATTTGACATCTGCTGAACAGCGTGATTTATTAGAGGAGTTAGGAGCTGATAAAGAAAATATTCAGGTCTGCACGAATCAAAAAACAAGAACAATGTATTATCGACAATTGATGATACGCAAATATAACAAAAAACATGAGTGATATTATACATCTAAGAAGAAAGTTACAACATATACAAAGTTCGTTAAAAGCCCCCAAGGGGCAAAAAAACAAATTCGGCAATTATAGTTATAGAAGTGCTGAAGATATATTAGAAGCCGTAAAACCTTTATTGGCTTTAAATGATACAACATTAATCTGCCATGATCGTATTGAAGTGTATGGCGAACAGCTTTTTAATGTTACTACAGTTACACTATTAGATTGTGATGATGATCTTAGTATAAGCACTGAACACGCAGCAATGCATAGCATAGCAAAGAAGGGTATGGATTCAGCGCAAATATCTGGTTCTACAGCATCTTATAGTTTAAAAAGAGCTTTAGGTAATTTGTTTGCTATAGATAATGAAAAGGATGCAGATGCTACAAACAAGCATGATGTAACAGTAGAACCAAAATCTGTTCCCGGTCGATATTATATAGATTTAATGAAGGAGACTAAAACAATAGAAGAACTTGCAGAATTTTGGGAGAGTATCCCAATAGGCGATCGTAGCAAACAAATTGTTATTAACGCTAAAGATAAGCAAAAACAAAAACTACAATAAGGAGAAAGAAATATTATGCCAAGATTGTTATCAGTAAAAATCAACTTAGACAAAGTTGATAAAGAAAAGTTATACAAAGGAAAAAAGGGATCTTATTTAGATGTTGATCTATGGGTCAATGATGAGCCAGATCAGTATGGTTATGATGCAACAGCAATACAGAACCAATCTAAAGAAGATAGAGAAGCAGGTTTAAGTAAAAACTACATCGGCAATGCCAAAAAAATGTTTGGTTGGGGTACTTCTACTCCTAGTGGCGAGAACGTAGACTTACATTCTTCCGCAGAACCTTTTTAGGATTTCTAATGGACGGCATGAGTGTAGCGAAAGCTCCTCGGTAAAAGTCCTCTCCTTGCTTTTATAGGGTAAGCAAGGGGAGGCAACACTTTACATATTATGAATAGATTATTTTGGGATATAGAAACAAGTCCGAACCTTTGTTATACTTGGAGGATTGGTTACAAAATCAATATTAATCACGTTAATATAAAAACAGAGCGTGCTATAATTTGCATATGCTATAAGTGGGAAAAGAAGAAAAAGGTACATACCTTACAATGGGATAACGGATGTGATAAAAATTTGTGTAAAGAATTTATGGAAGTTATGGAGCAAGCTGATGAGATGGTAGCACATAATGGAGATAGGTTTGACATGAAATGGTTCCGGGGGAGATGCTTAAAGCATAACTTGGGAGTGCCTAAAGATGTAACTACTGTAGATACATTAAAATTATCAAGATCTAAGTTTGAGCTTAACTCTCATCGCTTAGACTACATAGCAAAGTTTTTATTAGGATACGGAAAGATTGATACTAGCTTTGGTTTATGGGAAGGTGTCATGGATGGCAAAGAGAAGGCTATGGATGACATGTTAAAATACTGTAAGAGGGACGTAACTATATTACAAGAGGTATACGAGTACATAGCAAACTACACAAAGATGAAAACACATGTTGGTGTAGTAGAGGGTCGTGACGCTTGGACATGCCCTGCTTGTGGTAGCGACCATGTACATAGGGATGGTATACGAGTAGGTGCTTCCGGGGTAAAAAGACAACGTATGCGGTGCAATGAGTGCGGTCACGTTTATTATATTAATCAGACAGAAAACAAAAAATATGCAGAGCATATAATGAACGAAAAAGAGAAAAAAAATAATCAAATAAAAAAAGAAACAAATGGAAAATCTACCCAAAGAAAAAGCGATTGAAATACATGCTAATTTAGATGCTGAAAAAATAGCATTAGGATCATGTTTATTAGCTGATGCTGAACAAGCTAATAAAGCGTATGACGACATAATACAAGTAGTTGTAGAATCTGATTTTTATTATAAGCCCAATCAGATAATATTTACCTGCATGAAGGAGATAGCTAATAAGGGTGAAGATATAAATGAATTAAATTTACACGAAATACTTCGTAAAAAAGATTTATTAGATGAGGTAGGAGGCATGGCATATATATATGTTATTGCAAACAGCTGTGAGACCGCTGTGCAGTCTTTGACGGCTGCTAAGATAGTAAGGGAGCGTAGCAATGCTAGAAGGATTGTAAGAAGCTCTAAGCTTGTTGTAGAGCGTATAGACTCTGGTGCTGATGCAGATGAAGCAAAAGCCTACATCGAGTCAGAGATAGCCAAGATAGATGGTTTTATAGACGAGGATGTATCACTCGGTAACGTAGGGTCTAAATTTATAGATCAAGTTAAATCAATGAGAGATGGTGAATACAAACCAGTAAGAATACCTACTGGTATACCACATCTCGATAGCAAGCTACCAGAAGGTGGCATAGGCAATGGAGAGGTAATGGTAATATCAGCGCCTACATCATGCGGTAAGTCACAATTAGCCCTAAACATAGCATTGAGATTAGCTATAAGGGACAAAAAGGGTGTGGTAGTATTTTCTTTAGAAATGCCTTCTGAACAAATTTTTAAACGTATGGTACAAATATCATCGTGCTGCAATCTTGAGGAAGCTAATAATAGCACGGACAAAGACGCAGCATTTAAACCTATTATAGAAGCTACAGAAAAGGTTAGAGATTCACCTATATACGTCTATAACCACGTTAGAAATATGTCAGACCTGAGAGCTAAATGCAGAAACTTAAAAAGAAAGTTTAATATATCCATGGTCGTAATAGATTATTTGCAATTAGTGCCTTGGGATTCAAGAATGTCTAAGAATGACGGCATAGCAGAAGTCAGTCATAGCATAAAACAAATGGCTATGGAGTTAAATATTGCTGTTATACTGCTAGCACAAGTCAACCGGGAGGGTGCTAAAAGAGGTAAGTTATCTGTTTATGACCTAAAAGATTCAGGTGACATAGAAAACGATGCAGACATTATTCTAATGATGTGGTACTCTAACTACGATATGGAAAGAAGCAGAAAACTTGACAAATCTGGTAAGCCCTATATAGATTTATCGTATAGTTTAGTAAAGAATAGAGAAGGCGAAAGAGATACTGTTGACAAATTTATATTTGACAATTCAGTAGGCAGAATTTTTTAGATCTTAGGGAGAGGGCAAGCGGTAACGCCCCCATCGTAGTTTTATTGTTCCTACGTTTTTGATCTCCCTATTTTCTAATTAGGTGGCACCGGGGGTTGCGGTGCAGTTTGACCTTGTGGTGCAGTCATTTTACTCAAGTTAGCTAACTCTTCTTGTAAAAAAGCTGACATTTCTGGATCATCTTTAGCGTACACTATCAAAGATTTTAATCCATTTGTAGTAAGCAATAAGCTAGTTAGCATCTCACTAAACGCCATAGCAGTTTCTTCTGGAGTCTTACGACTAAGTATTCTTTTAAGACCGGGGGTCGATGCCATCTTGCCGTAGACAAACCTGCCTACTGATGGGAAAAAGTCTCCTGCTACTGCAGTTATTGTACCTGTGCCTACAACTGGTCTTATAGGTACGCCAGTGCTAGCTTTAGCTTGGCTGTACTTTAATACATTTGAGATTTGCCTCATGTTTACAGCCCATTCTTTTCCTAGCACTTCGTTTATAACACCAAGAATCTTTGGATCTTTTAATTTTTGTAGCATTATATCAGGATCAAACAACTCGTTGCCTTTTCTTGAGAAAGCAAATTTGCCACCTTTGGGTCTAGCCATCTCAAATATTTCTTGAGTTACCCTGTTTTGTATTGTAGACATGCCAGACTCTCCACTGGTTTCTTGCACAACCTTAACAAATGCTTTTATTTCATTAGAATTTTTATTTAATAATGATCCAATCGCCTCCATAGCATCTGTAACAGACATATCTCCTATCTTAGTTCCGTCTAATATACCCTTAAATAGTTTGTTGCTTACCTGTTCTTCTAGCAGATTAGATTGACGTATAGCATTTTTGCCAGCACGAATAGCATTGTTTATTTCAGTAGGTGTGCCAGCGTTAACGATTCCCCTAAATGCTTTATCATCGATTGTATCTAAAATTTCTTTACCTGTCATAGATGCAAAGTTTTCTAAACTTTTTAACGCAGTTACTTTTTTAGTTACTAATGCTGGTGATCCACCATATAAAGACTGTATAATGTCTGCATTAATGTAACCAAGTTTTATGCCTTTTCCTAGCTTTACTGTACCATTAAGACCAATCTGCGCCATATACTGCTGTCTGAGAAGTTGTCTAACTTCATCTTGAGACAAAAGTCCTTTTTTGGGATCTCCTACTTTTGGAAATCTAGCTATGACATCATCTACAGACTTGCCACTTTGTAATATAGATTTTATAGCAGCTTCTCCACCTATTGCAGTATATGCTTGATCTCCAACAGCTCCGTATCCACCGCCAAAGTCTGGCTTAATTAAAGGTGCTACATCGGCTCTTGAAAAAGATAGGTACTCATCTCTGTAATATTTATTAGCTTCTTGTACTTTCTCTCCTACAGCATTTATAGGTTTTTTGTTCTTAAACAATTTTTTGTCTCTTAATCTTACTAGTTCTTTACGCATGAATTTAGCAAAGTCAGAGCTTTCATAATTCTTGCCACCTACGGCTGTAAAGTCTGCTTTTTCAGCATACCTTTTAATAAAATCATCAAGTTGTCTGTAGGTTAAAGTTTCTAAAAGTTTTCTAGAACCAAAGCCAGTTTTTGATACATAATCTTTTCTTAACGCTCCAGTTCCTTTTAACAGATTTACAGCAGCTTCGTCTTCTACTCCAATCTTACCAACAGAAGATAAAAATGTTTTCATAACATCTGTATCTATATTAGATATTTCAGACCCTGCATCCCTTATAACTCTTCGTAAGACATTTAGAACGCTATCTACATCGTAAACAATGTTTGCATCATCAGCTAATTTTGTAGCCTCATCATATAGTCCACGTTTTTTATTTCTTATAGTTATATATCTTTTTTGTAAATTATCTTGTACCTTTTCGCCAGCACGCCTTGTTAAAACTATATTTTGTTTACCACCAAGTTGTTGCAATCTGCGTTGTAGCAATGTTTCTATTTGTGTTGCAAACGCCTCATCGTAAGTACCTACACTTGTTTTTAAATTATTTATTCTTGTTCTTATATTATCAGCAGATTTATTTAATATTTGTTCAAGAGGTTTACCTTGCCCGGTAGTTAAAGCTTGTATAATTGAATCTAACTCATCTATGTTGTTTTGCATTAAAGTTCTCATAGCAGCGCTGTTTTGTGTAGATGCTATATCTCGTGCTATGCCTGCTCGGTTAGTTAGACCGCCAGCGCCTAACTGTAATTTTGCACCAAACTCTTGTTTTAACGCACCAGAAGATTTTATAAGTTCTCGGCTTACTTTGTCTGCACCTAGTTTGCCCCCAAAACTAGCTAAGACTTGTCCACCTCGAAGAATCGCTGCTTCAGGGAAAAGTCCAATAAGGGCTTCTGCTCCTCTTCGTTTTCCAATTTCTTTAAAATTTATAGCTCTATTGTCCATAGCACGAACAAGAGCATCTTGTGCTGATGCTGCACCAAAGTAACCAGCCCCACTCAATGATGCTAATCCTGCTGAAGATGCCCATCCTGCCGTAGCAAGAGCAGGTATTGATGCAGGTGCTGTCATTGTAATTCCTGTTGCTACTACTATAGGGAAAGCAGTTCCAGCACTAAATTGAGCAAGATCACCAGCACTAAAACCTTCTTCGTTTACAAAACTGTACTGTGCGTCTTTACCAGATCCTCCAGTTTGTACTAATAATCGATACTTCCCATTTACAGGTACAGCCGATATGTTTTCTTGACCAAACTTCTTTCTTAAATAATCTATTTTTCCCTCTATGCCCGGTCTAAAACCTATACCAAGCCTAGTCGGAATGGCTGCTCCACCAAAAACATCTACATTTTTTTCTGGAACTCCTAACAGCAAAGAAGTATTTTTAGCTAATTTTAAACCAGCTTGATCAGATCCCAAACTTCTTCCGTAACGATCTTTTTTGTATTTACCAGAAGACAAATCGTATTCAGCTTTTTGTATACCTGCATTAATTATATCTACTGTTTCTTGTGCTGTAGGCGCACGATCTGAGTAATACGAGAACTTATGTCCTGTAGTTGGATTTACTATAGTAAATGACATTTTACTGTATATCTATATTAGAATAATACTTACTCATTGTAGGAGCAAGAAGCTCAGCATTACCTGAAATTTGATTAAAGAAATTGCTTACTGCTCCTCCTCCTATACTTGCTTCCATGTCTCTAAGAGATTTTGCTTTTGCATTATCTTCTGCTCTTGCATCAAGACGATCATCTCTTGCTTGTACGTCATCAGCAGGTAAGGCAGCATTTTCAAAACCAACTGGAAGGGTAGATCCATGCTTAGCGACCCACTCTTTTCCATAGTCTTCATTTCTTTCGTAATATAAAATATCATCAACAAAACTTCCAAGAGTTCTTTCACTCACACCTGCTACAGATAGCGCAGTGTTTTTGCCATATTGTTTTACCATGCTGTTATACATTCTAATAGCACCTTTTTGCTGCAAGTAAATAAATTTAGCAGTTTGCCTTCTTAGAGCGTCTCCTTTAAGACCTTGATTTATTTGTGATTTTAAAGCTCTTAAGGTTTCAAACTCTGGTATAGACACTTGACCTAAACCAGTAGCCCCGGTGTCCGATTGTTTCTTTGCTTCTTCAATAGCTTGCATGACACCTGCACCTCTTAAGCTTTCTACTAACACTTTAACTTCTTCTGCTGATCTTTCACCTACAACAAAATCTAAAGATGGTCCAAAAGTTTGTGCTTGTCCTAAGAAACCTACTGTTCCGTATGAAATTTGCTTGTATAGTGCTTCTGCATTTGCAGTTAAGTTTTTAACTTCATTAAACAACTTCTCTGTGCTGTTACGCATTTTTTCATAACCTTCATCAAATTCGTTACCTCTTTCTGCTGCATCTTTTGTGGATGGACCTGCGTATAAACTTCCTGTCTTTTCAAGCAATTCAGCGGTGCTTACAATATCGCTTAATTTTTCATTTGATGTAGCTTGTGCTCTTGATACAAATTCTGAAACAGTTTGTTTTCTAGTTCCATCTGCGTTAAAAGCTTGAGCTTGATAATTTTTATTTACATAATTATTTTTTGCTTTTTGTAACTCAATTGCAGAATTTGCACCAATATTAGCTATATTTTCAGGAACAGCTTGGTTTTCTATTTCTTGCCGTATTTTTACAACTTCTCCATCAACTCCAGTTAAAGGTTGACCAGTTTGTGAAAAAGGTACTCTATCACCAGATTCATTAATAACATAAGGATCATTTGGATTTACTGGAGCAGGTGTAGCAGCTTGTACTTGTAAAGCAGTAGGATCAACTGGAGATCCTTCCATAGCATTACTATAACTCATATCAATAGGAATGTTCCTATCGCCTCGTGGTTGTGGTGCTGTACTTTGTTGTGGTGCTGTACTTATAACTTCACCTAATCCTGCAGGAGGAGGAGCGTTATTAACAGCAGCAGCAAAATTTAACCTTCCTGCTGTCTCTGCAGCAGCTGCGTTTGCATCAGTTTCAGCATCTAAATAATTAACAGCCGCTGATGCTCCCCTTTCAGTAGCCAATGCATCTGAAGCATCAATCTGAGATTGTAAAAGTTTTTCATTAAGACCTTGTAGTCGTTTTTCTGCTGCTATAGCTTCTGGTGAATTTTGTCTTTGAGCTGCTTGTAATTGCAGATCTTGTATCGCCCTTGTATTCTCTGCTTGAATTTCCTCTGAGGACGCTTGTGCATAGGCTAGAACGACCGCATTGTCACTAGCGCTAGCTTTACCATTCATAGCCTTCTCAAAAGCCTTTCTAACGGATTCTGGGGCTTCGTCCATTGATGCCAAAACATCAGGATTATTATTAAGTAACGCAGAAAATTTTGCTTGGTTCTGAGACGACAAGTTTCTTTCTGCTTCAGCATCAGCTAACGCTTGCCTTATTCTAGCATTTTTTTGATTAGATGCATTTAACTTAGCTTGCTCACCAAACATGGTAGCTGTAAGCATATTATCGTAATTGACGTTTTGCACGCCCTCGAAACCCATTGTAGGTCCTGATTGTATTCTTGCCATAATATTTTAAATTTAAGTATACCTCCCTATAAGGTCATCATAGTTACGAACATTAGATAAATCAGCAGTTCCCGGACGATATGGAGTTGTTGTGCCACCTCCACCAACAACACGCCTACCTAAATCCATTACATTAGTTCCAAGGTTGCCAAGACCTGTACTAATATCATCAAAATAACTTGGTACACCTCCTACAAAATCTGCTGCACCTTGTATTATGGTTGGTACTGATTTAGCTAATTTAAGATAAGAATTAATTTCGTTTAATTTATTTTGTGCGCTTTCTACCCTGCTTACATCTCCTTCAGCTCTTGCTTGTGCCAAGTCTTGAACCACTCGTTCTCTATCAGCTAACGCAGCAGAATAGTCTTGTTGTTGATTGTAAGACGATTGACCAGCTTGTAACACATCACCCATACCAAGGATAGGAGTTACAGTGCCAATACCAGTTCCATAAGGAGAAGATCCTGTGCCTAATAGCATGCTTGGAATATCACCAGTTAATGCTCTTGATTGATTAAATGTATTTATGCCAGCAGATTGTGCTCTAGATTCTAGAGACTGACGCATAGCTTCATCTTGGAATAAAGATTCAACGGCAAAAGATGGATCTCTTTCACGTCCTTGTGCTGCATATACTTCAAATGCTCTTTCTTGAGCACGAGCTTTACGTTCTGGGGATAGCTCACCAGCAGCCTCACTGTACAATCTGTTTGCTAGTTCTTCTTGTTGTCCTAGCATGCTAACTGCCGTAGGATCTAATCCTCTAACTTGATTTGCAAAATCTTGTCCGTATTCATCAAGCAGACTTAAATCTGAACCTCTTTGTACTCCACGAAGTCGGTTAATTAAATCTTGTTCTTTTGTGTTAAGCTCTGCTGCTGTATCAAACTCAAATCCAAGTACATCAGATTGATACTGATTTATTAAATTAAAAAAGTCTTCGTTTGCTATACCTCTTCCTCTAAATGCTTCAGCAGCATCTGCTCCTAGTAAAAGTCTAGCTGTTTCATAGGCTATATCATATGGTGCGCCTTCTTCTGTCGGTGTTGTCATAATTGGTGGTGTTCCTGTATCTTCTATTTTAGCATTTGGGTCAATTGGTGTTATTGGCACAACTCCCGGATTAGTGTCAGTTATTGGTCCAAGTCCAGTATCACCTGAACCATCTTCAGGGGCTGGGAGAGGGTTAGAAAGGATTGGCTCAGTCGCACCCGGAGATCCCGGTAGTCCAGTTACAGGATCAGTTGTTTTATCATCAAATACAGGATTGTTAGCATTACCATCACTGGTACTAATACCCGGAATAAAAGCTTCAGCAGCATTTGCTGCAGTATCTGCAATATTTCCAACAGTGTTACCGACAACTTCTGTTGTTAAATCAATAGGGTTTTCTCCACCAAATAATCTACCAGCAATGGTGTCTTCGCCAAAAATTTGACTTAAAAAGTTTCCAAAACCAACTCGTGCATCTTGATCTTCAATATCGAACATAGCATCACGATACTGTTGTTCTGAAAATAATGGTATTTCTGCGTCACCGCCATAAGCGCTTAAATCACTGTATCTGACATCTCCAAATCCTCTGCCAGTATTTCTGTAAATAGCATCTGCTAACTCTTGTGGGCTTTGAGGCATAAATGCTCCAGTAAGCATATTAATAAGTGTGCCAACAGGAAGCCCTGTACTAGCCCCTAGAGCATTTAAAACAGTAGTAGGAACTACTCCACCTGTATATCTATTTACAGCTAAAGCATAATCCTCTAGCTTGTTATCTATTACTTCGCCTATATTATCTGCCGTAGCACCAAGTCTTTTTAAAGCATCTGGGGTTATTCTGCTAACAACGTCTCCAATATTGTCATATATTCTTTGTATAAATCCACCAACACCTTGGTCTGGTTGATTTAATTCAGCTTGTGATATAGCACCAAATTCAGGACCGAAGAAAGATCTATCAACACCGCTAAATATAAGATCGTAATCTGGACCGAAAAACTCTTTAGCATAATCAATGTTTTGATCTATTTGTTGTTCCGTTGGAACTACTCCTAATTGTATAGCATTAATTAATGCTGAATTTTGGAAAAGAACTTCGCTTAAATCAAAGTTTTGAGCTAAATAATCTGTAAATCCACCCTTTGGACCTAGGAAAAAATCAGACATTACGTCTGGAATAATTAAATCTAAACTATTTCTTATATCTAAAGGTACTACTTGATCGTATAAATTATTAATTAAAAATCCTACATTTGGTAAATTAATTAATTCTGTATCAGTTATACCTTCTGCTATATTTTTTAAAATTGTAATGTGTTGTAAAGGAGTTAAGTTTGCACCTAGCATTTGATTTGCAAGCCTATCCATTGCAGCATCTCTGCTGTCCATTTGATTGTACTCGCCCGGAGAGGCTAACCTAGATATAGTTTGAGCTACAGTCTCTTGGAGCTGTCTAGCAGGCTCTGTCATATTTTGCTCAAACCTTTTAGCAATCTGAAGCAATTTTTCTGGATCTGGAGAATACATTGACCCTATAGCTGCAATATTAGCTCCTGCGTCCAAAGCACCTGAATCTACATTAATAAACGTGTTACCATTTTCATTTATGTCACCACCGAAACCATCACCACCGAAACCATCACCTCCGAAACCATCACCTCCTTCAAATCCCTCATTTCCAGTTAAAGCTCCCAAATCACCATCGCCAAAACCATCATCCCCACCTGATGCCGTTACTCTAACATTATTGAACTGATAAATTTCTTCAGTAATGCCGCCCGGACCATAAGACATATATCCATCGTCACTTGTTCTGTTTACGCCTTCTGTACTAACAGTTCCATCATAATTGTTTACAAATCCTGCATCTCTTATTAAACTTATTTGAGCTTCGCTTAGTGGATCACCTAACGTATCAATGATTTCTCCGGCACTATTGTAGGTGTAACGTGCTAATCCACCTCTAGGATTAGAAATAGATCCATCACCATTATCCGTAAAGCCATTATTTGCTATTAAATCTTTTTGTTTATCATTTAACAAATCAAGTGTGTTGAAGTCTGTATCAGTATTTACATTAGTATCAGTATTTACAGTAGTATCAGTGTCTACAGTAGTATCAGTGTCTACAGTAGTATCAGTGTCTACAGTAGTATCAGTGTCTACAGTAGTATCTGTGCCTACAGTAGTATCAGTGTCTACAGTAGTATCTGTGCCTACAGTAGTATCTGTGCCTCCTATAATACCAGTGTCTGTAGATCCTAATTCTACAGCTTCTGGAGCATTAGGATCTACATAATTAGGATTAACTATGTCATTTCCATCTAAGTCTTGACCTAAAACACGAACATCATTGGGCGTAGGTTCATTTCCAGCAAATTCATTAGCTTCATAAAAATATACTTTTCGTCCATTCTGAATTATAAAGCTTGCAGGATCATCATACGATTGTATGCGATAACCATCTGGCTCTTGATACCCAGTAGCTCCTTCAGTTGCAGGTCGTGCAGATATATGACTAACGCCATATTTATCAACAAATCCTACCATTCCATCTGGTGTGACAAATGTAAAACTTTGCCCTTGTCCAGATCCACCACTTGCTAATTCATTAGCTTCGTCAAGAGTCAATAAGTTGTATGACGTTGAAGTACCCTTAGAAAAATCGTAACCCTCCCTAGCAAAAATGACTTCAGGACCAGCAAATTCATCTGTGTTTGAACCAGTATAAGCTTGATCTGCAGCTTCCGCAAAAGCCCTTTTAAATACTGATTGCAACTCAGGGCTATCAGGAAACAATCTATCTACTAATGTTGCTCCTGCTTGTGATTGAAAATAAGAATAATAATCTTGAATAGGAATAGAATCCCCAGAGATTTGTTGCATATTTGTAACATAAATCCCAGAGTTTGTCATTGCACTGTAAATTGCAGAATAAATTTGTTGATCAACTGGTGGACCAAAGTAGTTTACTGCTTGAGCCATTTTTCTTACATTGGCAGGCACATTTGGGATACTACTCAAAAGACTTTCCGCAAGGTTAGGGTTTTGATTTGCCCTTCTTCCCATTGGCGTTCCATAACCAGTTGGAGTAATTGTTGTTGTTCCGCCTGACATATAGGTAGGACTACTAGAACTAACATCACGAGGTGATTCTACATTAATAGGACCTAAGCCCACATACTCATTAGCAATTGCTTGATTTAAATCTGCAATTCCCCCAAACCCTGAAAAGTCAAAGAAGTTATCATAAAGATAAGCATCATAGTCAGGTCCTGATGATGCGTACTGCATAGGAAGTATATATATATCATTGATAGGATCGTAGCCTCCAGTATTATAGATGCCGCTATTGTAATCATTAGCGTTTGGATCGTCTTCGTCTATTTGATACATTATGCTATGTAATTAAATTTCTTATTGTAGTCTAAAAATGAATTATAAATATTCTGTGCCTGCTCATCCGAAAAAACATCTGACCAAGGTTTATGTTTGATTGGCTGTATTTGTTTTTTTATAGTATGCTTACCAAATATCCCAAAATGCGAATCATCTTCTTTAACTTCCTTGTCAATGTATTCAAAATTATGAATGAATACATCTTCTTCAATGTACGCATATATTTTATCCATAACTTCTTTCGGATGATTACAAAGATCTTCGTATCTAACAAACAGCATAGTATTGTCTATGCTTCGGTCAAAAGCGTCTTTTAATCTTTGCAGTGCTAGTCCTAATGGAACATTGTTTGCAAAATGATTAATGCGATCCTCAATTGTCATTCCATACAATTCAGAAGGATTATCTGGGCATTCTCGTGAGTGTCTATTTTTTCTATATGTACGCTCAAAAGAAGCTAGAATACTTCTAAGGTCTCTAACCATGCATATTATCTTAGGGTTTGGATTAAAAGCTTTAGTCCATTCGTAGTAATGCGACCAACCTCGATTTTTATCAATGATAATTGGACGATTGGTAATCTCAGAATACCATCCTCTAACCATACCTTCACACATTGACATAAATGCAGGTGTAACTAACCCTTGATCCATGCTCTTAACTTCTGGTAAATTTAAATTTCCAGAAGCTCCAAACATAAACTCTAGTAAGGGAGATGTAGAAGATCCGTAGATCTTGGGATTTTGATGTAGAAGAACCTGAATTAATTCAGATCCTGCTTTTGGCAAAGAACAGTTAAAGATTAATTTTTCCATTCGGAAAAAATATAAGTATTGCTACTCGCTGTCAATCTTTAGGGACAGCTGTGATTTTAAAAATTCATATTTTTCTTCGTCATATTCTTTGACGATTTCTAATGAATCTTGTATAAATTTAAGACCAGCCTCGTATCCATCTTTTGCTTGATAAGATAATATAGCTGTTCCTAGATGTATAACTAAAACAGAATAAAAACTGTTAATAGAATCTTGAAAGCTTTTAACCTTTCGCTCATCGTTTGTTAAGTTTGATTTATATATTTTTTCCATAATTAACTAGCAGTTCCAAGGGCTAAAGTTCTAATTGTTCCTGCGTCATTGAAGTAAAGAATAACGGCATTACCATTTCTTTGAATAGTATACATTCCTCTACCAAGTTTTCCGTTTACCTCTGATCCAGAGGTTGCCCCTCCATCAGTTACCGCAGAAGCATTATTTCTTAATGTAAAAGATGTTTGACCATCGCCATGTAGTCGAACAGCGCAAACTCTTGCATCTGAACCAGTAGTTTCTCTTATTCCAAACTCACAAGCATTAGCAACAGTATTTACAACACCATTACCTGCAACAATTCCTCCAGATCCACTGTTTGTGCAAGATCTACCAATAGCTATTGCACCAGCAGCAGTTGCATTACTACTGCTTCCTACAGAAACTGCATAATTCGCTGAAGCGGTACACGTTGTTCCAACAGCAGCAGAATAACTACCACTAGAAGTAATTGTTTTACCTAGTCCAACTGATTTAACTCCACTAGCAGTAACACTACCTCCAAAAGCTACTGAGTAGTTTCCGCTTGCAGTAACTGTGCTTCCTACTGCAACAGTTGTATGACCTGTAGCATTGGTAGTTCTACCTACAGCTACACAACCGCCTGTGTAACCACTTGCAGTAGCACTTATGCCCATAGCAACATTGTTTCCATTATAAGAGCTTCCAGTACAACTACTACCAACTACAACTGAACCATTGTATGTATTTGCTTCAGTACAACTTTTACCAACAACAACGCTGTTAGATTTAGCTGCAGAATTAGTTAATCCCATAACAACAGCGCTTGCGCTACTTGCAGTGTTTGCTCGTCCAATTGCTACTCCGTAATTACCAGCAGCAGTATTGTTAGAACCTATAGCGACTGAGCTGACTCCACCTGCTACTTGTGTAACCGCTGATCTAGTTGACTGTATATCTAATGAAGTGTTGCCTCTAGCGTTACCAGTTTTGTCAGCACCAAAGTAAGCTGTGCCAGTTTTTTCAACAACGCTTTGTATTGCAGTTGCTAGTTTAGATTTAGTTATTCCTCCATCTTTTGCAATAATTGCACCACCAGATAATTGTGTTGTACTGTTATCGACTGCGCCTGAAGCAAATGACGAAGCGGTTACTAAAGCATTTAAGTTTGTAGATGTAACTGTTCCCCCATCTACATAAGGAGTTTGTACTGTTAAGATTGCCATTATATAGCCTTGTTTGTAGAACTGAATGCTAACGCTCCAGTTGTCTTGATTGATTTAATTCTAGGTCTTCCTGATGTATTATTAATTGTAAGTTGTATTCCGTAAGCTCTGCTATTACCTATTCTACCACGGATGGAAACATCCTCCCCGGCATCAAGTTGTGTGCCACCATTAGCACTAGATAAAGAACCAAGATTTAAGTTATAATCTATGTTCTCTGTCTCCGCTGTAATATCAAAATCAGAAGCACGTTCAAGCGATGATTCAACCTGTATTTCAAACGTATTCCATTTTTTTCTGTCAGTTGATTGTGCAGTATATTGCCTAGTAGTACAAGATGCAGGAATGTCGTGAGTAGTAATAAGGCTAGCAGCAGCAGGATTAGCAGCAACTCTATCAATGCCATCTACTCTTTGATCAAGCCTATGTATTCCTCCAAAAGAATTAACAGCGTATACTCCCCTAGCATCGCCATCACCAGCAACAATTAAATTTTCGTAATCAAATAAAACATTATCAACTGTATCAACGCTTTCCCATTGTTTGTTAATAAAATTAAAAATTAAGATACAGTTGTTTGTTGATGCAACTGTTACATTGCCACTAGAATCAACAGAGTTTAATGGAACTGCTATAAAGTATTTATTATCAAAGTAAACAGCAGAAGATCTGTGCCACAAGTTTCTATTTATGTTTTGTATAGTAGCATCTATTGATTCACTCAGCGGTACATCGTTGCCTCTTAAATTATACAAATCTTGGAAAGAAGCTCCATATATACCATTGTCTGATAAAAACAGTAAAGTGTCTCCAACTTGCACAATGCTATTTTTTGCTACGCATCCGACTTCATTTGTAATTAATGAACTTTTAGCACTAGGTAATGAAGTTGTTCCATTAATAGCATGTATGCTATTTCTATTAAAAACTAAAAGATTATCTTCAGAAAAAGAATGTAACCCTACAATAAAATCTGCTGTACCTTCATTTAACTTAAACGCATCAATCCTAAATCTGTCATATGTGTTAATATTAAGACCATTAGATAATATTACTTCGTCTTTAGTATCTCTATTTGTAAATGTGTTTACGCTAGCAGCTGGCTCATAAGCATAAGGAACTGCCAGCCGTCCATTGTGATATGTTCCAAATGCTGGAGCAGGCATATGAATAAATCCTGTGCCTCTTGAAACAGGTTTAGTGTATTCAGCATTGTAAGCAGCGGTGTCTGCAACCTCCGCAAAAAAAGTAAAAGAGTTATCACTTGGAACTGTAGCAACTTTAAATGAATCGCCAACAGTTAATCCACTTGCACTTTTTGTAACATTTATATCTTCGTCTACTACTAATCCATGAGCAGTAGAAGTTACAGTAACTACACCATTTGCAATAACTGTGTTATTGCCAGCATCTCCAAGCTTAACAGGTTGTGAATATGTTCCACTTGGAACTCTAGTAAATCCAGAAAAAGCAGTACCAGTATTAGTGCCTACTCCAGTAGCAGTAAAAACTGTTCCCACTGAATTGTTAGCTGCTCCTATTGCTGTAAAATCAGTAGATGCTCCTCCACCAGAAGAAACGGCATCAATTCTATACGTTTTGCCTACTACAAAGTTACCAGCAGTAACAGCGTCAAACTGCCCATCCCAGACTAAAGCAGTGTTTGCTTCTCTAAAAAGTATAACTTCGTTAAATGCTTGTAACAAAAAAGCAAAGTTACCTAAGTCGTAACCGGGAGGATAATTAACATCTACAGATGTCCCAGTTCTTAAATCTGTTGCTACGCCTTTGTTATTTAGCGCTACAATTAAATATTGTCCAGTAGTATCATTAGGATTAGAGTAAGCTGCAGATGCCCATATTCTTGGCTGTGCATCATCGTCTATAACAGGAGCACTACTATCATTTAATGTAAACGATAATGTTATACCAGTTCCAGTAGTTATAAGAACATTACTTACAGCATCTATACCTTTTCTAACTTGCCACTCTCCATTTAAATTCATTCGACCATTGTTGCTAGACGCAAGAATTCCTTGTTTTAATTGATCAGGTCTAAACCTGTTATTAAAACCAAAGAACCCAGCGTCAAACTCATCCAGCATTCTGGAGTCGCTTGAACCATATGAAGAATATCTAGACATTTATTTAGATTTTTTCTTCTTTTTAGGGAAGCCAGCTTTCATATTAGCGTAAGCTTTTTTAGTTATAGTAGATTTACTTTTAGGACGGCTTATTCCAAGTCGTTTACGTTTGTTTATATTTTCATATAGGCTCATGGTATTAACATTTCCATCGTTTTAGTGCGAGGGCTTTCCTTGTCGGTCTACCCTTAGAATCTTTCATAGGTCCTTTAACTCCTCCCATCCTAGCACAAAATGATTTTTTACGACCCTTGTCTTTACCTTTTGGGTTAGACGAAGTTACTGGGGGTTTTAAATTAGCTCCAGTCTTTCGTTTAAAATATGCTCTGCCAGCAGCTGTTAAACCACCTTTAGCGCTTTTGTGCTCTTTTCTCATTTTTATCGAGACCTACGAACTCGAACAGAATTTCTAGGCATTTGCATAGGACGTGCTGCTGGACGTGCCATAGAACGACCCATAGGACGTGCCATAGGACGACCCATAGGACGTGCTGCTGGACGTGCCATAGGACGTGCTGCTGGACGACGCATAGGGCGTGCTGTTGGACGACGCATAGCCATTCCTCTTTGATTAAACATAATATTATTTCTCCTTATCTATTTTACTTTTTTTCTTTTAGTAACATTTTTTACAAGAGATTTAAGCGTCTTAGCTTGCCCAGCATGTGCCTTAGAAGCTTGTTCAAGCTTTTTTGCTACTTTTAATATTTTTCTGTGCATTACTTTTTCTTTTTAACCATTTTTTTGGCTATTTTTTTCTTAGGTGGGCGACCTACTTTACTTCCGTATGTACCTTTTCCGTATGGCATAATATCTCCTTTGTTGATTTTAGTTATTTTACTTGTGATGATCCAAAATAAAAGCCTACAATAGCTAGGGCTGTCTGTCTTACTTCTGGTAATATGAGATAACCCTGCGTATGCACAAGTTTAGAGCCTTTAAATAGCCCTAGAAAGCCTTTTGTTTCTTCCTGAAGGGTAACACCTATGTCAGTGAATGCAAAGACCGCAGGGAGCGCTACAATGGCTATTAGGACGCTTACAGTAATTAGCCTACGCATCCATATTCCTCCACGAGCAGAAGCTTTGTCTGCTGAAGTGTCTGCAACTGCTTGTTTTTGTAACATTTGCTCAAATAATCTTGTTTGGCTTTCAGCTTGCGTAGCTATCATTTTCATAATAAACCCGGACAAGCCTCCTCCAAGCATTGCTATAAGTTCTGGTGTCATCATTTTTTTCTGCATATATAATAATAAGCTGTAGCCAGTGAAGCTACACCGCCACAAAGATAAGCAATGGCTTGAGCCATAGCACTTACGTCAGCTATACTAAATGCAGTCAATTCGGCTAGGAGGACTAATCCCCATATTTGACCTTGTGCTATGATGTGTTCTTCCATTATTCTTCCTCAGGTGGTACTGGGTTATAAGATGGTACTGTCTCCGTTTTCTCAACATCCGATAGTTCGTAATTAGTAACGTCCAAAGCCCAGTTGCCCTCTAGTGTAGGCTGAGGTGCTGTAAGCCAGCGTGTACCATTACCTTGTGTCCAATGAGCAAACTTCAGCAATTTACCCTCTTGGTCAGCACGAGCAATAACCTCTTCTTCGGTTGTGTAAATTAAATATAACATATTAATCCTGCGGTAGACTGTAATGGTTTATAATGTTATTTCTAATATTTGCACCATCGGATCTAAGATCCGAGGTATAAATAATAACTTCTTGATAGTTTCCGTCAGTGCCTTCTGCGTCTGCTGTACCACCCTTTCTTGCACCAATTTGATTCATATCAGCTCCAACTGAAGATACAGTGCCAGTATGATTTGTTAGTTGAGTATTGTTTCTAAAGCACTCATCATCAGTATTAGCTGAAGTTCCAGCAACTACATTAAAATACAAATCAACGTCCCCAATAGTTTGATCGGAATTAGCATAAACCCTACGAGCTGGAATATTAAATCTGTAGCCATTAGCTCCACTGTGGTCAATAGATATTCGATTATTAGAATTGTTTTTGCCTAATATTCCTTTTTCATTACTTGCGTCATCTTGAGCTGGAACAACAAGACAAGTAGTTATAGCACTATCACTAGTAGTTAAATAATTGCTAGATGTTTCAAGAAAGTTACCATTAGCTGGAGTTCCTGAATCAGAAGTAAATTTAATTGCAGGAGTTGTAACCCCGCTTCTTGTTTCTGTGACTAGAACTCCTGAGTCTACAATCTTAGGTTGATTTGTAGAAGTAGCTTGTACTGCATTTTTACCATTACCTGATTGGTCATACCAAGTCTCAACGAATCCGTTTACTTCGTTGTCCTCAGCAGGTACTCCAGAGATGTTGTAGTGTTCAGCTATATTGGCTTCAAATGCACCTCGGTTGTCTGTTTGGTCAGTATTATAAATAATTACTTCTTCTATGTTTCCATCCCAGAATAAAGTATCATTAGCACCACCCAAGTTAATTCCAGCTACTGCATCTTGCCCACTTACAGAGGATACAGTTCCTTTAGATGTTCCATCAAGAAATGCTTCGGCTGTACTTGAACCAGCTATAGCTGTAAATAAGTGTTTGTTGGTATCAGCAGTAGAGTATTCAATAGCACTTGCACTTGATCCATAACCAAAATTTAATTTACCTCCTATTATAATAGGGGAGTACCAACGCTTATTATTATCGCTATCAGATAAAGCTATAGCTATGTCCGTAGAGCCAGTAGTATCTGATTTGGCTATAACAAAAGTAGAACAACTGTTTAGATCAGAAAATATACTTCCTTCTGGCATTTCTAATCCTTGCGTAGTGCCATTAAATGAAAGTCCTCCATTTGTAACTAATGATCCATTACTTATAACTAGAGGTTGTTCGGTAGCATCGGTCTGTACAGCGTGATTACCTGTTGCTGTACTTCCTTGGTCACTTACACTTTGATCGTACCAAGTACGAACGAATCCGTCATTGCCTGAACCAACAAAAGCTACAAGAGTACCATCAGTAACCTCATCAGCCGTAAAGGACTTAATAGTATCATCAGATGAGCGTCTTACCTGTACAACGTACTTACCATCTGCTCTAGCAACTGTATCATTAGTCGCTGCTACAGTAGCCTGACGATCTCCTAGGCTACGCAAGGAGTAAGCTGCCTTGGCTATAACAAAGTTACCATCCCGGTCGCCTGAACCTCCTGAGTTTAATTCTTTAACATCAAGGGGTTTTATTACTTGACGATTTACAAAGTCAACAAGTTCTCCAGAATTTATATCTGAAGCGGTAAAATCTTCTTCTGTGTTATCGCTTTCTCTGCGAACTCGTACAACCTTGGGATCACCGCCAGTTAGACTGCGGAGACTATATGCAGCAGCAGGATCAGGAGCAATCTGCGTAATGCTTTCTCCAACAGAATTGAGTCGCCTAGCACGACCCATAGATGCATTACCGCTTATGTGCATACTAGAATCTATGTAATGCTACTAAACTTCCTGCACCGCTTACAGTTACAGAACTAAAGTGACCATAAAGAATTGTACCAGCTCCAAAAGATGTTAATAAATCAGCTGAGTTATCAATATTAGAAACTGTTAAGGCTGATAGAGTTGAATCTTTTAAGAATTGAATTGCTCCAAAGTTACCAGTAGTAGCACCATCGGCAGCATTAATTATTACAGAACCACCAGATGAAAACTCTAGTGTATTATTTCGTGAACTTTTCATTTTTTTATTATAACATATGTGAGAATTACCTTGCTTGGCTATTAACGTAAGTTGATATTTTTCTTACTACTAAATTATTGTTTGACATAGTGTCAACTTTACCAAGTTCAATGTCCATGTAGTCATTAGCTATTTGCTCTTCTATAATAGCTTTTTCTGTCTGACCATCCATTCTTAAAAAGTCAGCGTACGAGGCATGAGCAATAAAATTAAAAAACTCGTAAGGGATAGTGCTTTCGTCATTAGCGATTTCGGTAAAATTATATTTATATGTAACAAATGGCTTAGTAACGTCACTATCTATATTAATAATATGAGCACCACTAGCAGTTACATAAAAACTATAATCTCTTACTGAATTTTCAACTAATGGTTGCTGTCGCTGTATTTTGATAAAGTCATGTATTGTATTTAACGAACCTTCAGAATAAGGCACAATATTAGTATCGGTAGTAAGCGCTCTAGCTTCACCTACAACAAGGTATCTAGACCAATATAAACTACTTTCGTATATTTCATAAAACCTTCTGTTGGCAAAGCTTTTTATGTATACAGCTTCTTCGTCAGTAAAAGAATTTACGCCTGCCAATGACTTAATTAAAATAAATAATTCAGCGTATGTCTTAGTGGTCATTAAATTTTATTTGGAGTAAGTTCTGGGAACTTTTTGTTGTAATATTTTATAAATTCTTTGGAATGAACTGTGTCATGTCCGTATTTTGATGTAAGTCTAAAAAACTCACGAGCAGGTATTGTAGCAACAGGTTTACCTAATGTTGGATGCCTCTTACCTGCTAAATCTTTTGCTTCTTTTTTAGCTTGATCTACACGCTTAGCTTCGGTTTCTTTTTCTAATTTAAAACCAGTCTTAATCTCACGCATAAAAGCACGATCAATCTCGCCATCTGAATAGCGCTTTATATTTGGAACAATTATATCCATAAAAAAAAGGCAGGGGGGCTTTCGCCCCCCGACCAGATTTTAATTTACACAAATGATCCTAGATCAATAATGCGTAATCCAATAACAATGTTACCAGCAGTTAAGCTAGCAGTTGTTCCGCCTACTTCAGCAAGAATAGTAGTTGCTGCTTGGTAGGGAATCGCTTGTGATTGGTTGCCAGTGAAACCATCTCCAGAATTAAATACTGGAGCAGTCATTCCATCGACATCAAGAGCATCAATGAACTCATCTGGATCACCTGCTGTTGTTCCAACATCAAGGACGATGTCAGTAGCACCAGCAAGTGCAGTTGATTCAAAAACGCCAGCCAACTCAACAGCACCACCTGCTGGGATAGATGCAATCGGAAGTTGACCTGCTGTGCCTAGCGTTTCTCCATTAAATGGATCAGTGCCTAGCTTGATTTTTGCGAGGTCATCAAATGATAGTGAGATGACGTGTGTGTATCCGGAAGTTCCGGCTTCGTTTACAGTTAATTGTGGCATAGTATTATCTCCTTTTTTTAGGTTACGTCTTCAATAAGACCATGAGCGCCCGGATGGTATACACCTAGAGTTAATGCACAATCAACGAATCCACGCTCACCGCCACCAAGATTTGGTAGACGAGAAGTTCCCATAGGAATGAGTTCGTGAACACCATAGTATTCTGGGTTAACTAAGTAGCCAGAACTATTTGCAGTGTTACCACCGAAGTTAGGCATACAATCAGGGTTTCCGTTTACAATAGAAACAACACCATGATCTGATTCATATAGATCAACGGATAGTTTAATTGTACCAGATCCACCTTCGTAGTTAACAGTACGAACACCAGCGTTTGTACCATCTTGTACATTAGCGCCAAAACGAGCAAAATCACTTACTACACGACGTAGACCAGTGTCAGCAACAAGCATAAGGCTGTTGGTGTTACCAGTTACTGTGAAGACAGATGTGATTAGGTCATTTAGTGTGCTTTCTGTGAATGGTGCAGCACCAGCTTCTGCAGCTGTGTAGATGCTAGCAGCAGGTGTACGATAAGCAGCAGGAACGTCTGTGTCTGCAACATTAGCGGATAACCAACGACCAAGACCACGAAGTGCATTGGCAACGCCTGCACCATTTTCTGTGGCTTTGTCTTGAGTACCGATAAGTGTTGCTTCAACGTCACGTTTTAGCTCACGAATTGCTTTAGCTTCAGCTTGTGCAATCTTAGCAGGACCTACGGAATCAACTGCATCTTGTAGATCCGATACCATGAAATCACGACGGAACTTTTGGATGCGGTTGCCAAGGCGAGCACGACTTGCAAACTGATCTGTGAATGCTGTAACATCAGCCCCTTCGGAGATGCCAGCAGTTGTTGGAGCTGACAAGCTGTCAACAGTCCACTCTACATTAGTAGCGGATGCTTTACTCTTGTTAGCTGATGAAAGGACCGGAGTTTCTTCAGGAGCGAGGATAGTCAAGACATCTGTCAAGTCCTCACGATTGGAAACAGCCGACCCAGTATTTGTAGTATCAAATGTGTTTGAAAACGACATAGTAATATCTTTCTATTTTTTGGGATTAACGACTTAATTGTTGGGTTCTTAATTTAATGAAGTCTTTTGTATTTCCAGAACTAGTGAACTGATTTTTAAGGTTATTAGCTTTTTTTTGAGCAACATTGCTTCTTGCAGGTTTAGCAGCCGAAGATGTATTGCTCTTCGGTGGATCAAGTGATACTTTACCCTTTTCTACTTTATCTGCTGGTAGAACTTTTCTTGCGTACAAGCTATTTGCTGCATGAGCTAATAGATATGGCAATTGAGCTTTTACTTCAGGATTTGCTGAACTTAGAGATGAGACAAGGCGCTTATCGTTAAGCATAGATTTATACTTTTGATTGACCTCACTGTCTTCTTCACCCATCCAAGACAACTCTTGTCTGGCTTTTGCTACGAAGCTACTCTTCATCCTTACACCATTTGCTTCAGCTCTTAAATTTTGAGCCTGCATAGGTAAGTATTTTGTTTTTGAGTTTCTAGCATTTTTTAGTGCAGCTCTAACGTCTTTTTTGGTTAACTCTTTGCCGTCAACTGTAGTGACAACATCATCTGCCATAAGTCCGTCTGAGTCGAAGATTACATCTTCAGCCCACTCAATAACTTCGTCTAGTTCTTTAGCTTTTGCTTGAAGCTTTTTAGGATCTTTTATATCTTTGTACGGATTTTTTTTAACCTCATCCTCTGAAAACTGGCGTTGTTGGCGTTGCGCCACTTGCTTTTTCAAGGCTTCCAACTGTTCTTCTGCTGCTTTCTTTTTAGCAGTAAGTTCGCCAAACCGAGCTACAGCACGACTACCTAGTTTTTTAGAGAGTTGGTCTAACTCCGATTGGGATAATTTATCCAGATCTACCTGAGAAGGAACATTGGCTTGCTCGTCTTTAGATTTTTCAGATTCCTCAGATTTTTTAGATTCCTCTTTAGTATCTTCTGACTCACTAACCTCTTTTTTTGGTTCTTCATTTTTATACCTAGAAGAAATAAATTCCTCTGGGGACAAATTTGATTTTACCTGTTCTGTATTTTCCGTTGTTGTTTCTTCGGATTCAACGATTTCCGCTTTAACTTCATCTTCCATATTTGTTTCCACTCCTTAACGCTGAGCGATAGCGATATTTATATATTAACATACGCATCAACCCCTATTAAGGTAGGCTAATGCGTGAAAGCTTTTCTTTGTAATCAGTTATTTCTAATAATTGATCATATGATAGTATTCTTCCAGTTATTTGCTGTAAGTTACTGTCTGATGCTTCGTACATATCTGCAATTTGTTCTTCTCGCAGATTGTCAATAAATCTCATAAACCTAATAAAACTATCATGCGCTGATAGTGTTTTAATATCTTCTTCAATACTTATGTTACTCATAATAGTAAGGAGTTTGCCCCATTGACTCCCCATGCTTATTTAAAGCTTCTAATAAAAATTTTATTCTAGGTCTTAGGTTTTTCTCTTGAGTTACTTCTTCGTAATCCTTGCTGTCCATATATTCTTCTACAGCATTAGTAAAACGACCTTCGTTAATTAATTTTCTGGTCTTAGGGCTTTTGCCAATTAATCCTCTAAATGTTTCTGAAACTAACTCTCTTTGCAAATCTTCAGGGTAATTATCAAACTCTGGGAAAAATTCTCTTGTTCTATTATAATGTATTTTTATATCCTTCGCTAAAACTTCTTTAGCTTCGTCTTCGCTCATTTCATACCCAGCTGGGTAATCATCACCATAATGACCATAACCAACAGTAACTTTTGTTTCATCTCTTAACTTTTTAGCTACTGGAACAAATCCTTCTCTTGCGATTAAATCGTCAAACAATTGATCGTATATTTCAATCAATGTTTCTTGTGCTTGATCATCATCTTCCTCTTCCTCTACTTCTTCTTCTACTTCTTCTTCTTCTTCTTCTTTAGGAGCGTTCTTTTTCTCCATATCATCAGCACGCATTCTAGCGTACTCAGAAGCAGTTTTGTTACTTATATCAGGCGCTGAAGAAAACAAAGCATCAAGTTCGTCTTTATCTAGACTAACTTTTTTACCTTTGTCTACCTCTTCTTGTATTCTGCGACCAACGTATTGGTTTATATCAAGATTATCACTCATTAATTCCTTGGGTTTTGACTCCACCCATTTGAGCTGGAGCAGTGCCAACCCTACCAATTTCAGCATTTTGAGTTTGCTGCATTTGGAATGTGTACTGTTGACCATACTTTTCTATGCGATTACGAAATCCTTCGTCTTGTTCTAGGCGTTGCCTTATGTCTGGCTGTTGTACATATTGTTGTATAATTTGTATTGCTACTTGAGCGCCATTTGGTCTAGCAGGCATTTCTATTCCAGCATATATCTTAGCTAAGTCATCTGTAATGTTTTTCATTACATCTTCAGTATTTTTCTCTGCTGGTAGAATCATACCATCAGCAAGAACTGGATCAATAGCAGATGCCGACAACTCAAGAAGTCTGTCTATATCAATACGACCATTTCTATCCATTTGAATAAGTTGTATAAATTGTCCAAGCTTTTTCTCTTGTGTTTCTGGGTCATTGTTTAGTACATCATAAGTAACCAATATGTCAAAATTTTCATCTGGATTTCCTTTGTTCATTACTTCAACATCTGGGCTACCTGTTACTCTAAAAAAGACTTCATCTGGTCCGAATCTTTGAAAGCATCGGTAAGCTTGCTTAAGAACTTCAGCAGAGTGATTTAAAAACTTGTCAACTAAGAATTGCTTGCGAATCTGACTAGCCATTTCATCATCAAGACCTACAAGACGATCTGCTTGAGCTTCTAGCGTAGCTTCTATCTCTACAGACCCACTAGGTGCAGGCGGTGTAGGTGCAAATTCAATGTCTCCCTTGCGACGATAAGGAATAAAGCGACCGGGTCCGTAATCTGTTGGGGCTTGTCCTTTTGGGTGCATCAAGGGAGGCAAAGTAGAAAAGCTGTTACGATCAACACGAGAATCTCGCTCAAGTTTTACTTGATTTTGTATCCCTCTAAGGATAGATGGTATAGTAGGAGTATCGTACAAACGCTTGTTGTCTTCTGATAACCTAGTAACAACTATTGGGTAATCTTCATAACCATTTAAAATTTCAAATTTTGCATAGTTCTGAGCATCTATACCAGAGTCAGAAGAAAAGTTGCGATGAAAAACAGTTTCATATATAGCCTCAGAGTTATCTTCTGGATCAATCAATCTTTGATAACCATGTATAATTTCAATTAACTCTTCAGCTGTTTGTGCAGAATCATATACTCCAACAGTAGATACTGGTGATGTGCTTGAGTCACGCTCAATGGTATCTCCTGATACGCCACGATAATGCTCAATAACGTACTCAACAAAACTTTCGTCCCATCCATCTGTAATAACTTTGTTTTGTAGCTCTTGAGGGGTATAGAATGTTCTCCAAAAGCAAAAAGGTGCTCGTTGCGGATCTGTTACATAAGAAGGAAAGAAAAAGTCTCCGTCTGGTGACAATGTTTTAATGTCTGGTGCATCTACTTGACGACGAACAACAGGAAACTCTGCAATGCCTTTTTTCTTTAAATCTGCAACAGCTGTTTTAGCTTTTTTGGTATTCATGCCCGGAAAGAACTGCTCGATCATTTGAATCATCTCAGTATCTCCATAGCCTTGCATAAGACTTTCTGCTAATTCTGGAGCAATGCTTGTTACTTGATCCATAGTTAGCTTTTGTAAGAAGCGTCTATCTTCTCTTTG